AATCGCTTGTCGCGTTCAATTGGAAGCACGAACAGCGTTACATGGCTGAGCTAGCAGACAAGCTCGGTATCAAGCATGCAACTATCGATGGCGATGCACCCGCCCATCGACGCAAAGAAATTGTAGATCGGTTACAAGCAGGCCAGCTGCAGGTGGTGTTCTGTCACCCCCAATCAGCAGGACACGGCCTAACTATGACCAAGGCGAAGACTGTTATCTGGGCTTCGCCGACCTACAACGCTGAGCACTACCAGCAATTCAACCGGCGTATCTACCGCGCAGGTCAGACCGAGAAGACAGAAGTTATCCAGATTGCAGCACGAGGCACCTGGGAACCTGACGTCTACGAAAAGCTGAGCGGCAAGGTCGAACGCATGGACGAACTGCTCGGAATCCTAAACAAACTTAAACAAGCAGCCTGAAGGAGTCACTGCCTATGAACATCAATGAACTTATCGAAGAACGCTCGACCGTCAAAACTGAGATGGCTGAGCTTAACTCACAACTCAAAGAGCTAAGAGCCAAGCAAGACGACTTGGACTTTCAGCTCCTAACCAAATTGGACGAGCAGGGTTTGTCACGTACCGCTAATGACAAAGCCAGCGTGTCCATTAACCAAGACACTGTACCTGACGTGATTGATTGGGATGCTCTGTACGAGCACATCAACAGCACCAAAGACTACAGTCTCTTGCAAAGACGGGTCTCGTCGACTGCATACAAGGAGCTTCTGAAACTTGGTGAAGAAATTCCTGGTCTGCAGCCCCGTGAAATTCGGCGCATTAACTTTCGAAACCTTTAAACATGAATCATGAAGAGTATCTATTATGTCTAAATCAGCAGTAGCACTAGCAACAAACAGCCTCGTAGCATCCACTGACACTTTGCCAGCACACCTCAAATCCGTTGACGGCCCTGGTCGCGGTAACGAGAACGTTGGACAGAACGTGCAGATACCGCGCGTTAAACTTCTCCAGAAGATGTCTAACGAAGTGGATAAGCACCACGCGGCTTATGTTGAAGGGTGTGAGCCAGGTCACCTGGTCAACACACTAACCAACCACAATTACGGCAACGACTTGTATTGCATTAGCTTGCACTTCAAGACCGAGTTCGTTGTATGGCGCAAGCTAGAAGCCGGTGGCGGCTATGGCGGTGCGTTCGCGTCACAAGCTGACGCTGATGCGTACGTTGCTTCTCAGGACAAGCCTGAAGAGTACGACATCAACGAGACTCACGCCCACATTATTCTTATCAAGAACCCTGAGACTGGTGAGCTTGAGCGCTCTCCCGCAATCATGGACTTCGCTAGCTCCAAGCTACGCGTATCCAAAGCGTGGAACTCTCAGATTGGTATGAAGGGTGGCGATCGTTTCGCTGGCTTGTGGAAAGTATCAGGCGTTCCAACCGAGAACAAGATGGGCAAGGCGTTCATGAATTGTGAAGTCTCGTTCGTCGGTTGGGCTCAGGAGGAAGATTACAAGACCGCTGAAGGTCTGTACGAGCAGTACGCTAAGTAGTGTAGGTCTAGACCAATGCGTGCCTTGATGTGCGCTATGCCTTGACGGCCTGATCCACCGTTGGTCACAACGGATCACTTAACTAATGAATGAGCATAGCTTTGTAAGATCTATCCACAATGCGCTGCACCCTGATGTGTATAAATGGAAAATCCATGACACGTATACGGGAGGGGTTCCCGACGCCATGTACGCGGGACCAGCAGGAACGCTCTTCGTTGAATACAAATACATCAAGACTCTCCCTGCACGGGACGACACCGTGATCCGTCATTCGTTGTCCGCGCTCCAAGAAGCGTGGCTAGAACGAATGAAACAATCCACCTCTGTAGCTTTAGTAGTCGGCGTTGATAATAGCGCGCTAATAATAGTAGATGACTTCTCGGCTAATATATGTAAATCTATGTATATAGAACAAAGTGTTTCCCGTAAAAAAGTAGCAGAGTTTATATACGAGACAACATTCTCAGGACGAGCAAATGTCAAACGATATCCCCCAAAATGCGCAGAACCTGCGCCGCATCTGGAACCGGAAAAAAAGTGAAATGCAGTTCACGCAAGTGACTGCTGCAAAAGATCTTGAATGGACCCAGGGCGCTATCTCCCATTACCTAACTGGCGAAACACCTCTTGGCCTCAGCGCCATTCTGAAGTTCGCTAACTTCCTAGGCGTTGACCCTGCAGACATTGATCCCGATGTACGTGAGCTATACCCCAACACCATCAAACGTACGCTTCGCTACAGGTCTAGCGACCTAAGTAAAAAAATAACCGAAGAAGTGGTGCTGTCAGATCCACCTGACGCTTTTTGGATTGAACTGACGCCTGAGACCCAGCTCCACACGTACTACCAAAAAAATGCAGTCGTTGTGGGCAAAGGTAATACAGTTGCATCGCATGCTTTAGTTTACGAAGCTGATCGACCTGAGCGCCAACTACACGTTGTTCTTCTTAAAGGTGAGAAACAAGCCCACGTGTACCACGTAAGTTGTCTCCCTGACCAAACTAAAATCAAAAAAAGATACAATATCGTAAGAATCGTCCACGATATTGTTAAGATGTAGTAAAGATACAGTAAAGATGTATCATTTAGATTGTAATACCTTAACTATTATTATATAACACATATAACAGCAGCAAGAATGGTATCAACCTAAATGGAGAAATTGTTATTGGAAAAGTACGGGCCTCTCATGGACATAGAAGAACTGGCCATCCTTCTGCGCATCAAGCGTCAGTCCGTTTATCAGCAAATCTATCGAGGACAGTTAGATTTGCCCCACATCAAACGAGGTAAAAAGTACCTCTTCCCAACTCAGGGTGTCGCACAATACTTCACAGACCAGCTAGGTCTCCAGCCCGCAAGTTAATATACCTAGAAAGCTGATCAAGTGTGCGATGGCCAGTTACCACGCGCACTTGTTCTACCCGCATACCTCTCTCAAACATCCTGCTAATAGCTTCGTGCCGCAAATCGTGGAACCGAAGGTCTTCAATTCCTAACTTATCCGTCATCCTGGCAAACTTGTCCGAAATACTCCCAGCACGCTTTACGGGAATAAGGTTTGGCCCTTGCCCAAACACATTCTGTGCACGTAGGAGCGCCTCTCTCACGCCCTCTAATAGAGGTATTTTCTGCTCTGATTGGCCGCCTTGAGCGTTCTTATCTTTGCGCATTAGTCGGATCACACCTTTACTTTCATTGATATCTGACCACTTCAAACGGTGTATTTCGCTTTGGCGCATGGCAGATTCGATTGCTACGTCTATTGCAGCAGCCATCCAATGTCCTGCCGCCTCATCCATCAACGCTTCGTACTCTCCTGGTTCTAATCGACGATCCCGCCGCTTACTCCCCATAATTAATTTCTTTTTCTTCAGCTCGTCGATCGCCATATCCACAACAGGCAGCTCAGTTTTTATCCTGCTGTTCTCCACAGCCTGCTTCAGGTAGTACATTTGTGTCTGTAGTGTGCTTGCGCATATTGTCTCTAACCGAAATGCAGCGAAGCTCAGGCAGTCATCGAAGGTCATATCGTGTATCGATACACCGTAAAAGTATTCTTTGATTTGGTTTAACTGCCCGAGCTTAGGTCCAGCGACCTCGAGGCCAAACCTTTCGTAGGAGTAGACGAGGTCGTCGACAATGTTTTCCATGAGCGAGGACCGCGAACCACGGGTATCGATCCACGAACCGTTGTCCATGCTCGACTCTATGCGCCGTGTCCAGGCGAGAGCTGCTGCTTTAGTTAAGAAGGATTTTGATTGAGGCGAATGCCCCTTGACGCGTACCTGTGCCTGGTACTTCTTGCCCCGTTTCCGTACGGTTGCCATAGTGTGACCCTGGTGTGACTAAGGGTCTAATTCTATAACTTTTACTATCTAAATCATACACTTAGATAACTGGCGGAGAGAGAGGGATTCTGTCCCCCGTAAAGCTATTATTAGTTCTATATCAACGACTTATGTTCTACTTGTGTTATTCTAAAGTACAACTTTAGAATAGTATAAGTTATTGATACTACTACTTAATTTATTTTTGTTTATCTTTGATTGTGACACTGTCACACACGCGCTTACGCGCTGCCTTCAGGTCATCAACCGCAATCGCGCTCAGCGAAACCAAAGAAAAAACGATCATATAAACTAACATCATGCACCTCTGAAGAATGAGGCGCTATTATATTGATGATCATTCGTGATCGGAAATGCATGTTTTTTATGCTGGGCATATCAGAAATAGTATGCCTAGTAGCCATAATTCTTCTTACCCTTCTTCTTAGCCTTCTTTTTCTTTGGCTTGTCTTTCTGGTTCAGATAACACTGCTTACCTTTGCCTGCGTGCATGGTTAGTCTCCTGGTTTAGTTGGCCAAACCACTTCCTCCACAGAAGTAATGTTGGCGTTAGTTACGGGTATATCTCTTAGTGCAGCGCGGTAGGTGACCCACGCAGCTTTGTCCGAGTCAGACAGGGGGCTATCGGAAAACAGGGTCCAATCCGATTCTCCTAGCTTTATATTCCGGATTACACGGACCGCGGACCACAGATCTTCCGTGCTAATCGGGGGTACTGACCACGCATCATCAATCCACATATGCTCAGCAGAAGGGCGAGGCTCTCTGGACTGCCAACCATCTCGATAATACTTGGTCGCTAAAAACTCATCGTTCGGCTCTGAAGCGTCAATCTCGAGAGCCAAGTGCTCTCCGTACATAGAGCCATCTGCGTAGGTTGTTGCGCTTGCTGGCGACACGATATACTCAGCTTCACCGGAGGTCTGATTGACCATTGCAAATTTTTTCATACAAAAGTTCCTATAACGATCCCGCGCGTTGACGCCAAGTCAACTTGGTTACCAAGATAGCTGCCGTATGCGAGGGATTTACTGTAATCCGAATACATTTTTATCGAGGGGGTACTTGCGTAACTAAACTCCACGTAAGGCTGATACCAGTAAATACCCCTCGTGTTTTGGTTGTAGGTATAAGAAGCCTGGGTAGTTCCGCCTGGGACTAACTGCCAAGCTGAGAACGCCGCGCACCCGTTTAAAAAACAGTAGTAATCCTGCTTTTCATTTGGCTTATCAAAGTACAACGGGCCGATAACCGTAGAGCCAGAGTAAGTGCTGCTTGTCGATGTCATATTCCTACTAGGCGTGCCGTAAGCAAATTGCTCGCCTTTAAAGTTAACGCGGTTGCTTGAAAACCCTAACCCACCAGAAGCGGTGAATACCCGCAGGCCGTACGAAGTGTTTTCATCTTCGGCGCTGTTCACCGCACACAACTTATAGTCGACTGTGTTTGACCCCCAGCTCACCCATTCAGGGCAAGTAATCTTTACGTACCCCGTACCTTGGTATGTACCAAATAGACAGCCAATCATCTTTGTAGACTGGTTAGCGTTAGAGGGTTTTGCAAAAACAAAAACGTCTTTTGTGTCATACCCTGATGGAATTGAGATGGAGACTGCTGCTTTGTTTGGGTTCCAACCTGAAGCACGTCCTGTAAATGGGTAGTACAAATTCCCCAAAGCATCCTTGTCAGATGAAGAAGTACCTATTACGCCAGGCACAACGCTACCGCTAGCTATTACTTTAAGCTGAAGGTTTTCACCGTCTATCTGTGCATAACCGTTGTCTGTGTTTGAAAGAAAACCGTAAGGCATGTCAGACCCTAAACACTATGATTTCGTAGTTTGAATTGCCGCCGTACAAGTTGCCGGACGAACCGAAATTGGCCTTACTTAGAGCAATAATATTTGTACCGATAAAGCATTTCACAAGGCTGTTTTGGGCTTGGTTGCTTATGCCCCAGGTGCCATCCGATGCGATGCCTGGGACGGACAAGGTTGCTGATTGGCCAGAGAGCGTGCCAGTAAAAACGCTGTTAAATTTACACAGCCTGTTGTCATACCGCAGCCTTGAATTACCGTTGGCATCAAATATCTCCAAGCCATAGACAGGTAGCACTCCCACTGCACCACTGAGGACAAATGTTTTAGTCTGCCGATTTGCGCCCGCAGAACCTCCTACTGGGTTTTCATGGTAATGAGTGATTACAACTTCGCACCTGTAACTCGTGTTGTTATTAACAGGTGTTACTGTGACCGTATCGCCTGACCTAACGTTTGAAGATGGGCTGACTGTGCAATTTAAGAGCGTAAACACAGCTACTGAGTATGTTTCGTTAGTAAGGCTTGTAGCTTGAGCAGTTGTGCTAGTCCCTACTGTAGCCGTTAGACTGACAGTATCGTTAGATTGAATGTTTTGTGTTGCACTCGTAGTCAGCGGGTAATGACTAACCGAAGAGCTACTCGTAATCCCAACCGTGTACGTAGCCATTACGCTGACAAATTACCAAGCTGCACACGGAGCGTATTGCCATCAAATATCTTGATATGGTCAGAAGCGATAGCCATCCGCGAGCCAGTACTTGCAGAAGAAATGTTTAAGCCCGTACCAACGCCCGCGATGTTTACTTGCGAAGCATCGATTGTCCCCCCACTGATGAAGTTCGCGTTAAGCGAGCCAGCGTTAATGGAGTTGGCGTTTACAGAGCCTATTTTAGCTGAAGTAATCGACGCGTTTTTAATAAAGGCAGCGTCCATATAAACGCCAGCGGGTACAGTCTGACCGTTGATTGTTGTAGGCGTCGCCTGAACAACAAAAGGCGTTACAGCAGCAGTCGTATCGGAACCTCCGCGCATAATGGCAAAGCGGTCAGCGTTAACGTAAAACTCACTCTCATTTGTACCTAAGCTAGTAGATGTGCTGGCAAGTCCAAACCCAGCCACTGCGCCATTAGCATCAATCTTGACTGTGTACTGCCCTTGCAAGCTAGTAATATTCCCAGAGTTTGTCGCAGTAGCCGAATATGCTTGCTCGACCGTAACCGCGCTACCGGACCCCGTATCGTTTACATCGTTTAGCCGAGCAGTCAGCCCGTTGACTGTACTTGCTGCCGAGGAAGCCGAACCTGCGGCATTAGTTGCTGAGGTAGCTGCGTTTGAAGCAAAAGTAGATGCCTGGCCAGCCTTTGTACTTGCAGTATTGGCATGGCCGCTAGCGGTAGTGGCGCTTTGACCAGCCGCTGTTTCAGATGCTGACGCAGTAGTTGCACTAGTCGCTGCTGCACTTGCGGAATTAGCTGCATTACCTTCTGAGGTACTCGCAGCAGTTTGACTTACAGACGCGGCGCTAGCAGATTGACCAGCTGCAGTTGCCTGACTAGACGCAGTTTGAGCACTGGTATTTGCAGCTGAAGCTGAGTTACCCGCAGCCGTGGCTGAGTTGGCGGCATTAGTAGCAGACGTTGATGCAGAAGAAGCTGACCCCGACGCATTTGTTTCAGATGTCGCTGCATTAGTCTCTGCTGTCTCAGCATTACTTTGAGCTGTTTCTGCCGCAGTCTTGGCTGTACTAGCAGCCGTAGATGATGCCCCAGCAGCACTTTCGCTAGCTGACGCATTACTTGCGCTGGTCGATGCGGCACTGGCTGAGTTAGCTGCGTTTGTAGAAGCAGTTTCGGCTGCGACTTTAGCGGCCTGAGAAGCCGTTGCCCCGCTCCCTGCGCTAGTAGCAAAAGAACTGGCATTGCTTTCACTGGTTGAAGCAGCAGATGCTGAGTTTCCTGCCGCTGTAGATGAGTTAGCCGCTGCTGTCGCTGAAGTCGCAGCATTAGACGCTGATCCAGCAGCCCCCGTAGCCGAATTAGAGGCAGCGGTCTCAGAGGTAGATGCGTTGGCTTCTGCGGTTTCAGCGGCAGTCTGTGCAATCACAGCATTATCTTCTGCTGTTTCCGCTCCAGCTTGCGCTAACAAAGCAGCCGCTTTAGCTGCTATAGCCGCAGACTCACTGGCAGCAGCGGCTGCTGCACTTGTTGCCGCAGCGGCTGTTGACCCAAAAGTTGTTTCCAAGTCGGCAATATCGTCTTCAAAACCGTCAAGTTTTGTCGTCAGGCTTGTAGCAAGCTCGCTGGAAGTGATTGACCCCGATAAAACGTCAAGCAAATGGTCCACATCTGGTGCAGTCTCCCCGAGTATTCCTGCGCTAGCGTTCCACGGGCCGTGAACTCCGTTAGAGTTTACATGTCGCAGCCAGTAGTACCTGGTCGCTCCTGAACCTACAAGATCGACGAAAGACCGGCCGATAGTTACGCCAGCCAGGGTAGCATCACCCAGAACGTCAGAAGTATGCGACCAAATTTCTGTTTGCGCGTGGCCTAAGTAGTAAGGCACATCAAAAAAGATGTTGATCTGAGAGTATGCAGCTTCAACAAGAACGCCCGTAGGGGCCGTTGGGAAAGCTCCTATGGGGATGGGTCCCTCAAAACCTAAACTGCTGTTACCAAAATTATTGGGGTCATACGGAGACGCCTTCAGCCTTTTGGCAAGACCTGACTCAATAAGCTCACGGAGCGTAATTGCCCTGTCGGTCGGGTCGCCTTTTCGACCCAGGCGGATATCAAGCGCTTCAACGATTGCCTCAAGAAACTGCCGCATTTGCGGATCAACGTTCGCAGGAGTCTTAGGAAAACCTGGAACTTTGGTCGGGCGATCTGTTCGAACAACGGTCATGACTGGCGAATCTCGTCCATGCTCTGCGCAAGGCAGAACTCATTGATGTCAGTGCCTTCAACCTGTATCTCCCACTCCTGGGCTACGACCGCAGGCATACGCATTACTGGCTCGCGCAACGTGCCACTACCAATACCGCTGGGAACTGTAGTTGCTTGTGTGTATGTGGAGCCAGACTGGGTGAGCGTGTAGTGCGCGATTAAAGTGCCATCGCCATACACTTTTACTGTAGCGGGGTACTCATTAGCGTGGACTGACACCCAGCCCATAGACACCGGTGAGGGCGTAACAAACTTCTTACTCTTAAAGGTCGCGGTTTTACTGCTACTGCCGCCGCGATATTTACGGATCTTGTTGCCTACAATTATGTACAGCTGCCCGTCTTTCGGGTTCATGTACCCACCGCGTACCGCTGAGGACAGTGTTATTGTGGTTAAGGCGTTCTCGTCACCCCGAGGGTCGTACACCCAACCACCTGTTGCGTGGAACGCAACATATGTACCTTCGTGCTTAAATGCGCGGATCGTGGTCGGATTGTAATCAGCATTCCACTGGTCGACAGAGATAAGCCCGTTCGTGACCACGGACCCCGAAGCGCTCTGCACGGCACATAAACCGTCTGGCCCTGCATAAAGAACATAGTCACCCATGTCCACGACACTGTGTTCGTTGACACAGGCTTGCGCTAGATCTACACGGACCGCGGTCATTGCACTCGGTTCGGTGCCCGTAATGAAGTAAGGCTGACCATCAGTCAGTGCAGCTACACCATTTGCTGTAGACGCTATGGCAACAATGTCTTCTTCAGTGGTAATCCGATATTGAATCGGCCACGCGTGAGGGAGAAAGGGTTCGCTAAGACAAAAGCGTTTACCTGTGAAGCCCGCCATCACGCCTTGGGCTAATGGAATCAGCCCCCTGAGAGGCCCGTCTGGGTATAAAGTAACGCCATTGACCACTGCGTCGTCAGGCGGCCCAATCCAGGTTGCGCTGGGTAGTACTTCACCCAGAGTCGCAGCGTCTTTGGTGTCTGTAAACGAAGTGGCCGTATAGCCTATCTGGTCAACAAACTGAAACTGCGTGTTAGTCGAGCCAGTGTTAGAGCGGTAAATGCGCTTTAAAGCGCCAGTAGTAAAATTGTAGTTGCCAGAGGGTAAGTCCGACGCAGGAAAACTAATGGTCGTAGTCTGTGAGTCATCTAACTGAACGATCGAACTTGGGGCGCTCGGTGGGCCTTCTTCGCCAAACGCGGTCACGAGCGTGTAAACGTAACTGACATCGTTGGGAGTAAGCGTGGCATCCGCCGCGCCATTAACTGCTACTGTTGGCGCGTTCAATGGCGCAGGCACCCCAAGTCTGTACGAGTTCACTGGGTATCCGCTACTGCCTGATACCAGAGTTGCTACCGTCCCCATGCGGGGGTAGTCGTCACCAGTGAAATACAGGCGGTCCGTTGTATCTCCTGGAATAGGACCAGGGACAACGGACACCCCATCCTCTGACCATTCGAGCCAGCTTGTATCGCGGTAGTAATAGATCGAGCGACGAGAACCGTTCTGCAGTGTGTATATGTCCGTATCGTCTTTGATCGCGACTATTCGCCCCGATTCGAGGTCTACGTTCTGTGCTACTTGCCCGAATTGCTCGGCGAGCAGACGCGGGGATACGCCTGGTGCGGTACCTGAAAACCTGTCTCTTTTAAAATATGCCATGATTACCTCTACGACATTATAATAGCGTTACTATTACTGTGGAAGCTGAGTTAAACGAGTGGCATCCAGAAATACGTTACTCCAACTCCGACGCATAGAAGTAGGCAACTACCGACTACATTCTTTATTAGATCGTCGCGCTTAGTGATTGCTCGGTTACGCGCTAGGCGCTCTTTCTCGAGCTTATGTTTGTGCTCCATCAGCGATTTGTGTTGGATGGCCAACATGTCGCGCCACACCTGCCGTGGCGTAACCTTCTTTAACTCTTTCTCTTTCTCGCGAATCTCGTTCTTTGCCCAGGCCAGCTCAAGCGCTTCTTCCTGAGTCAGAATGTGATCGCCGTCTTCAGCAGCAGCCTCAATCTTCTCGACCGCTTGCTTGCTTTCCGTCAGGGTGCTGAAAACTTTAGCGAGACCAGTCAGGTTGCTACCAGACTCTTTAACGACAGCGATGCCCTCGTTAAGGGCCTTTAAACCACCTACTAATAAACTGATCTCTGCAATCATTTTACTTCTCCGCTATTGGAGCCACAGTTACAAAACGCAGTACAGTGACACAGGATGCAATGACGCAGCCAACAACAGCTTGTCCTGCTGGTGATACAGGCAAGAATCCTACATAGCCTTGCAGTATGCTAAGTACGGCTAAAGCTATTGAGAACTGTACAGTTTTAGATTTAAGGGCTTTTAATATAATGTCCATGTTATTCACCTAAAGTTGGTTTAGTGTCTGGAAAGTCTGCCGTGCTGGGCCAGTCGCGTAATGCAGCACGATATGTCATGTAAGCGGCATGTTGCGGGTGATCTGTTAAAGGGACTATGTAGTCACAGCCGACTAGCGCCATGTCACGCCACATGCGAGCTTTTTCTTCTGCTGTAGGCAATGGTGGTGTAGGCTCCACAAACAATTCATAGTGTGTAAAGTTGGCTTCTACAAACGCAGTATCCGCTACTATAGTATTTACGATGTTACCATCAGCATCTTTGATGTTGTACTTCATTTTATTCTCCTTACGATACCGTCAGATACTGCACTAATATGTAGCCGTTGCCGCCGTTGCCTGAGTAACCGTTAGAGGTTGTGCCGTTGTAATTACCGCCACCGCCTCCACCAATGCCACCATTGCCGCCTTTGTTGTATGCGCCAGAGGCAGAGTCGTTGCTCATTCCGCCGCCTGCTAAAAAACCTCCATCTCCTCCTGACCTGCCTGCAACACTTCCAGTCTGACATATGCCGCCTAAGCCGCCACCTGTTAGCACTCCATAAGCGTTGCTTAGTGGTATTCCAGCAATATCTGAAGAACCTCCAGTGTGTCTGGCTCCTGTATTGCCCGTGCCAAGAACACCAACAGCTCCACCACCACCATTAACTCCAGTGCCACCAGCGCCTCCAGTATTGTTTACATCGCCGCCGCTTGCTGTTCCGCCTGCACCTGGGCTGCCAGTCCCTCCAGCGCCTCCGTTGGCTGTCAGGGTAGAGCTTCCATCTGTTGCTGAACTGTTACCACCAGCACTACCGTTTGAACCAGTGTTATTACCCAAGCCTCCTGCACCAACCACAAATGTCCAGTTAGTGCTGGTAGAAAAAGTAACCGCCTTGCGGCAGTAACCTCCAGCGCCCCCGCCCTCATTCGAAGAGCTAGTGCCTGAGCCACCGCCTCCAATAACATGTATTACACCTGTGCCATTGAAGGGTGGAGTCCAAGTCTGTGATGAGTGGAACGGAATATTGAAAAGATTTCCACCACCACCGCCTGCACTGATAAAATCTGTAAAATTGCTCATGCCATTACCCAACCGCGAGTCGCGTCCACATAAATAAATTGAATAGAGAGATACGCTGCATCGAGAGTCATATCTGACGCATCGCCCATGATGTTGCTGCCGTTTCTAGCCACCACCGTGTCGGTAAAGTTCCCGACAGTAATGTGCGCCTTAGCTCCCTGAGACGGAGAAGCAGGTAGCGTGATTGTTCGCCCTGCTGCGCTAACGTAAAGATGCGTACCTGATGTGATGGTGGTGCTGGTGCTGGTTACAGCAGTCTCTACACCGCCTCTGACAGTGCCTGACAGGTAGAGGCTTCTGAATCTGGCGTTTGAAGAGCCTATAGAGCCTATGTCGATGGCGTTATCTCTTACACCGCCAACGCTGTTAACTGGCTGGATACTTTCGCTGTTATAAAACTTGATGTTTGCATCGTCCGTACCCAGATAAAGGTCACCGCCTTGCGTTCCGATACGACCAACAGGGGCAGAACCCTTATAAAACTGTTGGATATCGCCGTCGCTATTCAATCTTGTGAGGTGCAGAGGATTGTTGCCGTCGGCGATGTGAAACGCTTTACCGTTTGCTTGAATTATATGCCCGACGACAGTAGATGAGCCCGCGGTCTGCGCGAGGTAAAGATCGCCCGCGGCTGTCAGCCTAGCGGCTTCCGAATCAGCATTACCGCCACCGCCGCCTGTTTTAAACACCAACTCACCAGACCCAGCGTTTGCTCCGTAAGATCTTAAAATAGTCTCGTCATTGTAGTGTTCAAGTATGCCAGCAGATGTGGCGTGTGATGAAAGCCCGCCGTGTACAGATAGAACAGTGTTGGCACTGACACTGCCTGCCTGCCCGCTGAGACTTGAGGTTCTGCCCACCAACAGGTTGCCACCATTCGGACTTGCAACAAGATTCCGATAAGCAACGCCATAATCTGCCGCTTGGAGCCACGCATAATCATCATCAACAATACCCATCAAAAGTCTTGTATCTGCGATGACTCCAGTTCCAGTGGTTAGTGCCAAAATGCCATTGGAAAGACCACCATCAAGCGCTGCACTTGCACCTGTAACCGTCAGTTTTTGATGAGGCGCGACTGAGGTTCCTATACCCACGCGCCCAGAGGAGTCTAAGCGCATGCGTTCTTGCGAACCAGTGCCAAGAATTAATGGATAGGTTGACCGCGAAGCAATCATAAAGTCAGTTGTGTTTCCTGACCCACTTATTCCTTTTTTTGATCCTACATCTCCGAACTTAGTGCCACTCACAGCCCAAATTGCATACGAGCCATTAGCGTGAGCGCTTTCTAATTGCGCTACGGCTTGTACATTAGTGCTTATGTGCAAAGGCGTACTAGGCGAATTTGTCCCAATCCCCAATCGTTTTTCCGAAGCATCCCAGAACAACTTTGCGTTCCCCGATGTATCGTAGAAGTTGATGTCGCCGTTATTTTCTATACGGAAGCGTTCAGTGTTAGAACCTCCAGCCGCTTGTGTATAAAAAAGCATATCAGCAGCGTCATCGGCAGAGGCTCTACTAGAACGAATCATTCCAACGGAATCGCCAGCGTTTTCAAAAATGATACTTCCAACGCCGCCGTTGCTAGATTTGTTGCCGTTTAAATAAAGGTCAACGCCTGTATCTGATGCAGTTGTAGCAATTTCAAGCCCTGTAGCAGTAATCGAAGAGAAAGTACCCGCAGCAGCTGAGTTCGCGCCTATCGTAGTGCCGTCGATTGCACCGCCATCGATGTTTACGGCGTTGTTGTTCTGGGTAGCAATTGTGCCTAGCTCGCTAGTGGTCAGCGTAGTATTTATCCATACCGCGGCTCCCGTGCTTGCATCAACACATCTGTAGGCTTCGTCTGAAGAAGTATTGATCCAAGTAGAGCCGACCTCAAACGTACCGTTACCTGCTGTATCTGCGCCGTCGTCATTAGCAGTAGGGTTAGACGTGGCGTTGTATTTATTTGGGGCAGATTGATTTAGTTTGGTTGCTACAGCAGATGCCAACATCGCTTCGGTGATGACACTGTTCTGAATTGTTGTAGCACCGTCCCCAGAGCTGACCACATGCCCGCTATGATTTGGGTGGGAATAGTTGTTAGCGCTGGCCGCTATGCCATCTAGCTTACTATGATCCGCGTTGGTGAAGTTGTTCTCCGACAACTCGCCATCCTGGACACTGTAAGTAGTATTCGTGTCGGTGCTAGTAACCGTGAAGTTAGGGTATGTACCACTTACGGACGTAGCGCCCCCGCCTGTCAATGAGACAGTCTGGTCAGGAGCCGTATTCGCAAACTGAGTCCCAGTTAGCGACAGACCGGAACCCGCCGTATAAGTAGTATTTGTGTCGGTGTCCGCCTGTTGCGCTACCTCATTTAGTAGCGCAGCAGTTAATCGCAGCTCACACTTGTCCCCCGCGCTATAAGCACGCGCTGTTGAACCATCCTGCGCGCGGACGACAGTGAGTGTGTTGCCGCTACGAGCTGTAACCTTAACGATCTCTCGCTGACCAGTGACATTCTCTAGGGTCACATACGTGTAGTCTGAACCTGAGAGTGATGGAAAGTTAGCGCCGTTAAGTAACGTTATGCTCGTCGCCGAAGAGGTTATCCCCGACTGTAGCGTAGACGCAGCATTGTTCGAAAAAACAACTGCCATACCCTTACCTCAAATTTGCTTAGCTTACGGTTACAGTCCAGGTAATAGTCATCGAGTCCGATGCGCCCTTGTTCACAACTGCAAATACAGTGCGGCAAAGCATGGTGCCCGAAGAGCTAGCATTAAAGAGACCTGCTTCAGTCAATGCGCCTGTGCCTTCACCGGCGGCAAATGTAGCCACGTATGTAATATTGGCACCTGATACGGTGGTCGAGGCCAGTGCATTACGGTCAACTTCAGAACCCAGAGCAGTGTCTCCAGCTGCAGCAGCCGTAGAACCGGTGCCGACAGCCATGTGGGACATAGCGGTAGCAGTGGCATCTTTCATGCGGCTAGCGACGTAGCCCTTACCAGTGGTAACAACGAGGTTCTTAACCTCTTGAACTACTTCGTCGTTGATCGCAATCGACAAGCGTCCAGTCATTTTTAAATCGTCTTGTAACATTAGGTGTGCTCCTAGTGATTAATCGGGGCCGTGTTAAAGGCTCCAGCGTTTAATACAGATGACGTGAGTGTCGCCACCTCTATAGTTATGGCCTCTGAAAGAGTCGCGTTGTCGCTGAACAAGCGGTCCATAGAAGTGGCAACCTGCTCAGAGAAGCTGACTGCTTCAGAAAACGTTCTAGCGAAAGCAACATCCTTTTGAAATGCTTCGGACAGCGTTGCTGAATCAGCCACAGCCTTTTGGAGGCTGTGTGCAGAAACATCAGAAAGTGGAGCGCTCTCAGTAATCTGCCTAGAGAACGTTGTTACTTTCTGGAACGCTTCGCTAACGCCAATGCTATCCGTCGCTGGCTTGTCAAAATCTAAACTAGCCAGTTCAGAGACAGTGACGGTCTCTGCTATTGGCTTACTGGTTCCAAAGGAATGGATATCCTGGAACCCAATAATGTTTGTTTTGGAAGCTACAGTGTCCTTTGTGATTGCGTCGACGTCTGTAAAGTCGTCGAGCGTAATCGTGTCAGTAAAGGTACGATTAAACGTAGCAGATCTAGCAAATACATCTGCCAGCGTAGCTGCGTCAGAGTAATTGCCGCCAAACACTAGTACAGGTACATCGCTCATTACCGATGAATCACTGACTCCTGTCCCAAAGTCCTTAGCTAAAACTTCAGATACTGCAACCGCATCAGCCTTATTCAGTCCAGTCTCTGCGGTTAACGCGTCGCCAATCGAGACGCTGTCTGTAGGGCCGCGCACTATGTCTCTGACGATCTCGATCAGGTCTACAAACCCGAACGAATCGTCTAGCGGCTTCGTGACTCCAATGCTGTCAATTGAATCGATAACAGTGGGCGTATCCAATGCGCCTTTCTGAACAGTGAAACTGGCTACATCCGCAAACGTCACAAACTCGTTACGGAAGTATCTGTTCTTAGTGTCAGGATCAAGTCTAATCCCCGCCGCTACTAGCTCTTGATAAGAGGCCGCAGCGTTGACGTCAGTCATGCTCGCATTGGCACGAAGCAGCTTATAGGCTGTTCCGACCGTTACGTAGACATAACTTGCGTCAGACTTAGCCATTAATCAAAGTCGCTCCGTACCTTGAACTTGATCAGGTCATAGACCGTCTGTATGCCGCCCGTCGCGAAGGTAATCTCGATCTCACCCTCAAACGTGCCAGCAGTATCAAGTGTTCCAGTAGGGAAATCGGTGGCTACAGTGCCAGCAGTTCCACTTATAACGGTACAAACCAGCGTGCTCTTAACAGTCGAACTGCCTAACGCACGTAGTCGCAACTTAACTGTCGCGCCTGAGACGTCTATCGGAGCCCACGTGTTACTGTTGTTCGGGTCTAGCGTTTGACCGGACGCTGCAGTATTACTGTCCCTCAGTGTGAAGGTCAGCTCGGGCAGCGTATCACCTGTAACCAGGTTCAGAGTCTCCGAATATGCCATCTTTTTTACCTATAGATTATCCAATTATATTAGCGTTACTATTATTATGCCAGCCTTTAATAGCACCAAAGTACAGGTGTCGTATCCCGCACATCGACGTGCACGAAGCCTTTAGCCACGCCTACGCCTGTAAACCCCATCTCAAGGGCTTTCTCTACTACTAGCCTACGTTGCATACCACCTTGCACTGCTATGTCGGCGGCAATACCGCGCGCATGGGTGCCTGGTTGAGCCTTTTTTAGCTCCACGCTATGACTCTTACTCCTAAAACCGCTAGTGATATAGAACGGAAAGCCGCATGCCTCACGCAATTCATCGAGGCGATGCACAAAATCCTCAGAGATCTCGTTCTCACCAGTCTCGCTACAGGCGAAATCTTCTTTCTTGAAGTACTTAAACATCGTTATTCCTTAAACAAATAAGCCATAAAACCGAGCAGGGCGGTCCACAGCGACGCCAGCATGTACGTACCGAACTTAGCGACCGACGAATTCTTCGACGCTAACTCGGCAACCTCATCAATCTTTCTTTCGTTCTCATCGAGGCGGTATTCATGGCGCTTCAAACGCGCGTCAGTGCCTACGAGCTTCTCTTCGACGCGCGCGACGTTGGTCAACACCTCGGTCAGCTTGTCGATTTTCAACTCAAGACGCTCTAAGCGTCGCGTTATATCCGTATCACTCACTGTTTACCGCCTTCTTTTTTCTTTGACATAACGCCTTCAAACGCACCGCCACCAAAATAAAAGCCAACTATAGTTAGCATGATCCAATCGATCTTGAACGAAGCGATAAGCTCCTGAACCGCTGTAATGTCGCGCTCCATAAAGAACAGCGTCAGCACCATCAGATAAGAGCCGACAAACGTGAAACCAAAGATCAGAGCTAGGTAGCGCTGCGCTACCTTGAACGGGGCGTAGCTACTGAGCAGGTCTGTCTTAGCTTTGGTCTTTGCCTCTATGACCTCGGTCTCTGACGTGTGCATGTCGTCGATCAAGCTAAGACCCTTAGTGATTACATCGCCGCTACCCAGTATCTTTCCTAAAATGCTCATGGCTACTTCCTCGTTACAGTGAAGGCTGTCGCGCCAAAGTACGCTGCGCAGACAGATGCTTGTGCTATATAGAACAGCCCCAACAGGTCAGACAGTGCGTTGACTCGGCTGTCAGGCATAATCGGTAGCATCAGCACTATGCTGAATACCACCATTGATCCCATTGCTACCCACGCCATACGCTTCTGCGTGTCAGCTTTTTCTTCTTTAACAATCTGATCTACCATTTCCTGGTGCATTGCGATCTCCTCATCGGTCACGGTGCCGTCTTGGTCTAAGTCAAACTCTTCGTACTTGGACTGGGGCTGTAATTTCTTTGGGCTCATAGGACTGTCCTCGCAACTGCGCCAATGCCTAATAAAACGCCCGCCTGGTCTTGTGGTGAGTCCATTCGAGAAGAAACCCCATCAATAGGTCCGCTTCGTAGTATTTTGTCGGTTAGTTCAGCAGTCGGCCCAAGCAGGGTAGCGAGAGCTGAGCCGCCCCAATCGCCAGATCTCTGGGCCATCGTTAACATACCAATCGGGCCGTCGAGGCCAGCACGGGAAAACAGCTCCCCAAAGTAAGTGCCGTAATCCATCTTGTCGCTGCGTAAATACTTTAAGCTGCCGTCCATACCTGGAAGCGCATAAGACAGCCCCACCTTGGCGTACTCTCGTAGCTCAAGACCGAGTGCGGCGAGTGGCATAAATGCGGCCATAGTAAGAATCAGCAGGGGAGCCATCGCGCGAAGCAGAGGGTCACCCTCCATAAATCGAGTACGGCCTTCTCTCAATACGCCCTCGAGGATCACCTTATTAAATGCGTAGATAAACGATTTGAGCTGCCAAACCAGAGCAAAACGTGGGTCAGAAGCCCAGATAGGGCGCTCGCCTGCGTTAGGTCTAAGTACAGAGCTTTCAACGAACCTTGTAATCGCTTGTCGGACTGCTTGGCCTTCTTCATTAGTAAAGGTCTGACCGCCGTCATTCCACGCTTTTACTTGTTCGGCTGTAACACCCAGCTGCTCAAGATATCGAGCAGAGCGTTTTGTGGGGTGATATGCGTGCTCTATTAAGAACTGCCTGCCCATACCCGTGGCAAACTGTCGAGATATGTTGGTAAGCGCATTAAGACCAGTCCACTTGAAGAACTTATCTGTAGCCATACGCGCAGTAGGATCGAGCATGTCACTATCCGCTTGGGACATCCACGCATTAGCTGCCGCCTCTGGCATAACTACACCCACGTCATTCGCAAGACGTTTCGCTGCTTCCTGGTCCTGGATCTGGTTCACGACCTCTTTCATGAACATCCCGAAACCCTTGAACTCTTTCGTCTGCACAATGGAGCCAGCAAAGTCAGGCAACGACGCAAGCGTTGCAAACGGGAGCAGCGTCACCAAATTCATGGTCGCTATATAGCTGTTGGTTTTACGCCAGAATGGGGATAAGTGCGTTACGTTACCTAGGTACGCATTCAAGACAGACTCGACATTTTCTTTTGCTACTGGCCCAAGGTCGTCTAGTAGTGGCTGCAATTTATCTACGCCATTAGCGTCCTTAGTAGCTCTGTTCCATTCAACGCGTTTTGTGATGTTGTCGATGTATGTCATCAACGCTACTTCGGGGTCTTGTAAGAACACTGTGTCCCGCAGAACCGACGGGTTGATGTTCTTAGTCAGTTCAATAGTAGCTTCTACCACTGCGCCAGGGTCAAGGGGGTTACCTTTATCAGGTTTTGCGCCTTCGTCCAGACGTCGCTGCTGTTCAACTAGCGCAGCCACGTTTTTTCGCAGTGCTTGACGATTAGTCTTTATGCCTTGCCTAGCTTCTTCTTCGATAATTAACTGGGTAAACAGCTGCGGGTCGTTAGCAATCTCTGACAACTCGAGCAAAACAGGGAAGTAGTTATCACGGAAGCCGATATCAGAGTTTGAAGGTGCCACATATTCTTTATGTAATTTCTCGAGATATTCTCGGACAGCTTTTGCTTTCGGGTTTTGTAGCTCGGCTGTAGGAGTACCACCTTGTGCCTCCCTCAGCGCATTCTGCACTTCGTCTGTTGTCCAGTCTTTACCTAGCACATCAAACAAACCACCGCGCCATTTATCTCTAGCGAGTTGCCTCGCCTGCACAAAGCCAAGACCTGACTTGGTATTTGACCTGATGTAGAACATGTCCGCGACTTCATCGCCTGCGACCATCCGAAGCATTCCGTCTGCGGTACGAATAATCCCCAGTATCTGACTGGCGTGTGGGTTATTCTCTAAGAACTGCTTCTGCCACTGCTCCATCTTCCGACGCCACTGCTCTGCACGGGCTTGATGGCCAGTTTGCGCAATGATTTCGTTTCTTATGGCTTGTACAACAGCCTTTTGTTCCCACGAAGGCTCGTTCGGCTCTGGGATATCGCGCGGCGGAGGAGTGTTGCCGCCGTCACCACTACCACCAGCGGCAGCTGCAGCGGGTTCATCCGCTACTTCTTCGCGAGTGGTTTCTTCTACTGGCGTTTCTTCTGCTGCAAGACGTGCGGCTCCTAGTCCAGACGCCCACGCAACTATATCGCCTTCATCGTTATATACGGGCGACGTAAATGTTTCTTTGCTGGACTGACGTGCCTTAGTAACGTCATCCATATACTTCTTAAAGGTCGGTTTTAGCTTATCGGTACGCCGGAAGATTTCGTGGGTTTTAACTGCTGTCCAGAGCTTCTTAAACTTAGCAACAACCTTTTTGAAGTGGCTGTCGACTGCGTTAGTAGCGGCAGCTTTGTCGCCTAGCATGTCTTTTTTCGCCCATGCTGCTACCTGGTCCGCATACCACTCTTCAAAACCTGCTTCTTCCCACTGCTTTATTGGCTCGCCTTCCTTACGAGCTTTGTTCCTGTCTCGGATAAAAGCATTAGCCAGGCGCATCATGAGCGGCTTGTTCTGTAGGGTAGTGTAAATTTCTTCCTTAAATAAAGCATGACCCATCTCGTGAGCTGCTACCATCGCGAGAGCTGCTTCGTTTTTATTGTTTAGGTCGTTGATGAAAATTATTGAAGCACCCTCAAAACCCAGCCATTGCCCTTTACGCGGAGCACCTCGGTACAACATGCTGAGTGCGTAATCAGCTAAATTTTCGGATACCAAGCTTGAGTTAGTTAGAGGTTGGAAGGTGTCATAAGCTGCACGCCGTAAAAAGCTATCTGCTAGCAGGGTGGCGTCTGCTACTGACTCTATGTGCTTTAACATGCCAGCATTAAACAAGCCGTCTTCTTTTAACTTGTTAATAAAGGCTGCGACAGCGTTCAGATCTGAGAGGTCCAAAGGCTTTGTCTTAGAGTCGCCACGCAAAGTGCGCATAGCAATCTTGCCCTTCGCGGTTGTCTTGCCAACCATGTAACTAGCAATCGTATCGCGTAGCGCCCCGTCGACGGCTTTTAAGCCTAGCACCGCAGTAGGCACCTTCAGCTTCAACTTGCTTGATATTCTTTTCAGCAAGGTTGTAACAGACTTGTTAACTTCACCAAGTGGGAAGGTCACACCTGATTTAATATTGAGCTGTGGAGACGGCTTAGCGGGCCCAGTAGAGGGCGCACTACCTTTCGCACGATTCTGCGCAGTATCTACATTCCGCTCACCCTCTTGAATGTTCAGATCGGTCAGCGGTATACCATCAGCGGTTCGCGCATTGTTTTCTGCTATCTCAAACGGCTCTAGTGTGTCGCCATCTTGTCGCGCTTCACGAGCGTCTTCGTCGCTAACAAGGATAGTATTGCCTGACTCATCGACAATCTCTTCAAGGTTAGTAACGGTTACGGCGCCTGGAACATAAGGCCGAAGTAGGAACTCAAGCCCAACCCTGTTACCGCCGTCATCAAACCCCACTGTGATTCTGCCAATCTTAGGTGGTAGCTTCTTAGTGGGATTAGCCAAGGATTCCATGATCTCGTTGATTGGGACGCCTTGAATATCGACTTCATAACCTCGTGACTGCAACTCGCCTAACATTGCTAAAAGGCCATCGCGAGAAGACTGCGCCGCACCACTACCCATGAATGTGCCGGACAAAGATTCCATAATCCTGCGACCGGCATTCATCAGGTCAACAGGGTTGACGCTTATAGACGTATCTGAACCTGGGGGTGTAATGTTTACAGTACGGAACTTCTGCTGGCTTTGGGCGGCCTGACTTAAAGACCTACGTATGAACTCCGACATGGATACTTCTTCATCATTACCACGTCGGTCGCGGATTCTGATCTTCTGTGTATCCGGCGTAGTTTCTATGTCAATCCGGTACGTACCATCAGAGTTAATTGCGATCTTTACGATTTCATCTGGGTTGGCGTCTTGCAGCTTCACAGCTGTATTGAGTACGCTTTTTGACATCCGCTTGTAGAACGGTAGGCTGTAATCAACGTCCTCACCGAGCATGCCCGCATAAGCTGTTCGCGCTTCTTCGACGCCGTCAAAACTGTTGTCGCCCTCTACAGCTTGATAGCTTTGGACCGTTTGCCCGTTTTTAACAAAGCTATGTACTCGGACCTCTGGTTCAAATTCTTGGTCGCCTTCGGTTTCGTTTGTATCTTGTTCTTGTTCAAGCGGGTCGAACTCTTCGTCCATCGCTCTGACTTCTGGTCCTGCACGACGCGCTCGGTCAGCGAGAGCATCCTCGAGGTCCATAAACTCTACCTTACCGCCTTCGGGCATCAGTGCCTCGGCTGCGGTTTTTGCTGCTTGTAGAGCTTCAGGCTCCATCGATACTGCTTCTTCAGAAACTATGCCGCCTTCGGAATCATAGACACGGAACACTGCGGTCTCAGCACCAGTTTTTACAGAGCTATAACCTAGAGCTGACGCGAGCACCGCATCTGATGCTTGGCCCTTTACCACGTTGGAAACAACCTCGATATCTTGCGATACGATCGTGCCTCGTCCTGGGACGAAAGCTGCAAACGCTTCCTTCCCATTTAGGAATATCTGCTTAATTTTGTTCGGTGTTTTTGCGTAATCTTTGTAGGGCTCAGTGCCTGCAATCCAAACAGCTTCCTTTGAGCTAGTAGAGTCCAGCATAGCTCCTAGCTGAGCGTTAATATCGCGATCTGACTCTTGAGTAGTCTGACCTAGAGCCGCTGTAGTGAGGTCAGCGGTAGAACGATTTCGAGTCATGAACTCTTTAATCGTATCCGTCATCTCACTGGCTTTTTCGACTACGCCTGCCGCAGCATCTAAGCCTAAATTGCTTACTTCTCTAGCAGCCTGCATAGTGCCCGCCGCACCACCACCAGCCGCTGCGCCACCTATCGTGCCTACAAACAAAGCGTTCAACCGGCGTAGGTTAGCGTCTGCATCGGTGAAAGTAGGGTCCATGTCCATACGGTTCCGTATGGCAATCTCCTCTTGGATAACCTCTGCGCCGCCTTCCAACACGCCGCTTTTAAGGCCAGTGCCCAGAGTGGCCTCAGCTAAGCGGCCCATAACAGAGTTTGGGCCAGCTGACTTCTTTAAGGCTTGCTGCCCGATAAGTTTCAATACGCCGACTTCACCGAATACGCCGACTGCTGCTTGGGGCAATGCAACTAGCCCAGCTCGCATAGCTTGAGTGCTATCAAGGTCTCGGCCAGACTCCAGCGCTTCGCTGACATTCGAGCCAGTAAGGGGGGCGTATTCAGAAACACCAGCGCCAAGTAGTGCGCCCTGTTTAGCGCTGCGGCGACGCAGGTAGCGGTTCCTAGTAATTACGTGCGCTTCCTTCGCAGCTTCAAACGCGGCTTGCGCAATATCTTGCTGATCAGGTGTAGCTGCCTTTCTAGATACAGCTGTAACCGCGTCTTTGATAATGCCTTTAGCTGCTTGGCGGCTGCTCTGTTTTAGGGTCTCTTTACCTAAGACCATAGCGACACTACCGAGACCCGCCCCAGTAATGGTGCTGATTAAACTCGGAACTAACTGTCCGGTGCCAGAAAAGGCTTGTTCGAAAGCGCCGCCGACCGTTGGGTTGTCTACAAACTCACCGAAGGTTTGCATCCCTTGCATCGGTATACCGGAGAATTCCTCGAGGATACGAGCGTTCTCTACTGAAAGTTCTACGCCTTCAGCGTCTTTCGTAAGGGCTTCGTATGCCGCCCCCATGTACGTAAGATCTGCGGCTATCCCTTGCGCGCCAGATGACACACCTCTACGGAAGCTCTCAATCAGACCGGAAGGTGCAAACGCAATAGAGTCAGCTCGTGACGCTCCGCTGTTTAGATTGCGGACAGTATTATTAGGGTTGAAACTAGCCACCAGATCGGTGGTGGGCGTGGGCGCTTGCGTTTGTTGCGCTTGAACTGCGGCAGCGACCAAATCGTTGCTTATTGTATTAGTAGGGGCTGACGCAGTAGCTGACGCAGTAGCTGGAGTAGCTGGAGTAGCTGGAGTAGCGGTAGTTATGCCTCTCGCCTGATCCATTAACGCGGGATTATATAAAGCAACAGCATCTGGTGATTCAAATGCCACCATAGCTTGGATCATCTTCTCGCGCGTATCAGGGTCGCCTAAGTCAATCTTTTCGTCAGGCGCAATACCCATCTTGTTAGCAACAAATCGTGCGTACGCGGGCGTAGGGTTATTGTCTTCAGGAGGAGCAAATCTGAATATGGCATCGTTCAGGTTATCGATACCATGCTTAGAGCCGTAGTTCTTTAAAACTATGTCAGCTGCTCGAAGACCGTTAACTGGGTCATCAAACTGCGCGTAATTATTTTTATCGCCGCCCGTCTGCCCAACCCAATCATTAGCGGGGTTGTAGCGGATGTTCAGCCAGTTGTTGTTACGGACTCCGAGATTCGACACACGTTACCCTCTAGTCAATCATGCCGTTAGAAAGGGCTGCTTGCGCCAGAAGGGTTGCGACAGTCGGGTCTTCTTTTTGTATTGAAGACATATCAACCGACTGGCTATTTACCCCGTCCTCGTCTACATACGCGATGCTTCTAATAGTACCCCTGGGCCCTTTCTCATATATCCGAACACGATTTAGGTCGAAATCGACAGTGCCGTCCGGATTTGGTTGGAAGAAGTCCATGTAAAAATCAGCGTCTAATATACTGGCTTCGTCAGCATTCGCCTTGGATTGCAGATATAGACTCAACGCGGGGTTCAGGCGAGACTGGTAGGCTTGCTCTTGCGGACTGATTTGACCTTCTCCGTAGCTACCTGACGCTCGAGCTTGTTGGAGCTTAGGAACCAACCTATCAATTAGTCGGCCTATCTCGCGGGCGGTTTTCTCATCACCATCAAAGTCTGCGCCCGTGGCCTCGTAAGTCCCATCATCGTTCTTTCTCAGATAGCCTACTTTTTCAAACAGCTGGTTTGTCCAGGTCTCAGTGTCGTCAATTATCTTCTGACCTGCTTTGGAATCATACTGAGCAATATCGAGCATGTGCTTGCTCCAGGCCAGCCTGGTGGCAGTGTTTTGACGCGCGGTCACACCTTGGTTGTAGCTCATTGTCGCTCGCTCTTTCTGACCTACTTCCATATCGCCGTATGTCATGCCGTTGAGCAGCTTCTGAGTCAGAGCCATTTTGTCTGAGGTATTACCTTTGTGGGTCATACCCAAGACAAACGCGACAAAACGCGCATCTTCTGGTGCTACTGAACCGTTGTTAACAGCCTCGATCAACTCTTTGTCGGTCTGAATACCTCTGTCGTTTAGGAACTTACCGATTTCAGCTGTTTGCTCTGCCGTTGGTCTCTCTGTCTGCTTCCTAATCGCTGTTTTAATATTGTCAGCAGTTAGAGCAAAACTAGGCTTAGCTTTTAGTTGGGGTGCGGCAGGTGAGTTAGGTCGCTTGCCAACCTCTGTGCCTTCTGGAGTAAACCCGCCCTGAGAGGGGCTCTGTTGGCCTTGAGGCTCTTTAGCTAGCTGCTGTATGTCATTGCCGTACTTTTCATAGAACTCGAGGGGGCCAATCTTGTCGAACTCTTCTTTTAGTCTTGGGTCACGGTAGATGGCCTTTGCTACTGCTACTGAGTTGCTCTTTCGATCATAAAAATCTTCAGCGGCCGTATTACGCTCGTAGTCTTCCTGCGATTGTTTTTTGAACAAGAAACCTGTCCTGCCGCCCGCAGAGTTAATACCTGCGTCGCTGACTGCATTGCCTACAGTACTGACCATTCGATACTCTTCTGGGTCAGTAATCCCCAGGGCACTCATATGTTCACGGGTGTACCTACCGACAGGTCGCTGATTAGCGGGATTCAACTTACGCTGCAAAGGAGTTCGATCGTCATTTGCTTCTTGCTTCTGCTGACGGCGGCCCGCATCACTGTTTAGCCACTGGGCTTCAGCTGCTGCTTTAGTGTCGGCCTCTAATTGGTCAACGTCTCCACCTAACGAAGCGTACACCTGTTTGAGTGCGCCTATATCGTTAGTGTCATTAATCACCTGATAGAACTCGGACTTTTGGCGCGGGCTTCTTTGAGGGTCTTGCCCCACAAGGTCGAGAGCAGACTCCTTCACCTCAGCCGTTACTGCCTTCGTCATATACTCGTTCACAGTTTCCGCGCCGGAGTATAGGATGCCCTGATTTTCAATCAGACCGCCCCGAGTAATCCCAGCGTTCCAACGAGACTTTAGGTGATCGTTAAACTGTTGCGGCGTTATCTGTACGACTTCTCCTGCTTCGCTTTCATCCCTTGTTCTGGTCATAGGGACTATTTCACCAGTGTCGAAGCGTTTAACCATCGGGATATATGTGCCACGAGCTTCGTCGAAATCATATCGCGCTAGCTGAGCGTCTACTTCTACGCCGTCAGCTCGTGTGAACTTGTTATATTCAGGGCGTTGGTTGCTAAGTAGGACAGTCAGGTCAGGGCGCGCCTGGTGGAGTTTCCCCCAGTCTTGATCTTCGGTAACAACACCCGTCTGGGTAGCGATGTCGCCCATCACCTGGCGGTAGCCTCTGACCTCTCGGCGCTCTTGCTCCGCTCTGTTCTGAATATCCTGTCGCTCACGGTCTAACTTAAGTGCTTCGCGCTGGCGATTGGCGTTATATTGGTTTGCACTTGCCTGCTGGCTCATTTGTAGCGCTGCTAATGCGCCTTCTGCAATGGACATATCAAGTCACCTTAAAACGCAAACGCGAGGATAGCGGTCGAAGCGAGGCTACCTAACGTGCTATATGTTTGTGCCTTAGACGCAGCTTTGGCTTGGTCGTAAGCATTCTTTCGCTGGGTCGCATTCTGCGCAGCGGTTTGCATCTGGCCTAAAGAGGAGCGGTTCACGCCTTGACCGATGTTAATCAGGTCAGCAAGCGCAGTCTGATTCGCCTCTCTCTGAGCAATTCTTGCGTCATTAACTGATTGTGCTAGGCCAAGACTGTTGGCTCTTGTTAAGCCGCGAGCCTGTTCTCGCTTCTGGGCTGGCGTCAGGTCTACGCCGTAACGTGATGCGTTACGATTAGCTACTCCCGCCATAAGACCTTGCGCATTTTCTGCATTTTCATAAGCAGCATCGATTAACGAGGTATCGTTCTGAGCCCTGTCGAGTAAATCTTCCTCAAAATCGCGGTAATTTTTTACGTAGTCCAAATAATCCTGACGTGTGATATTCGCAAAAACTTGATCTGGGTCAGATACATTCGGGAGACCTGTTGCTGCGTTTGTACCCGCTGCCCCTGCCGTGTAATCAGCTGGATTGTACGGACCTACGTACGCGCTCCCTATACTTCTACCTACCTGCATAGCGCGGCTAGCGTCTTCTTTGGTCACGCCGATAGGGTCTGTAGGTTTAAAAGTCATTATCAGCCCCCCGAGTATGGGTCAGTGTTAAAGTAGTTCGAATGACGAAGGCGATCCCCAAAGCCTGTAACTTTTTGCCCCTGCTCGTTCACGGGTGAGAAAAAGCCCCCTTTGACTGTCTCCATTACTGGGATATTGTTACCTTCTTTATCTTTCTTAAACATCGGGTTGCCTTCCTTGTCCTTCTTCTGCCTTTCGCCTTCGGTGCCCATGTTTTTAGCGCCCTGTATGATCAAAGAAGTGCCAATCTTGCCCAGAGCAGCTGTTTTAGCGGAGCGCTTCTGTTGTGCTGCAGCGGCTTTAGTGAGCTGTCTTGATGCGCCCATAGAACCAGCAGCGCCCATACCTGACATAGCATCAGCGGCTTGACCTCGGGCTGTACCTAGTACACCCAGCTGCATTTTGTTCTTAATATCCAAACCAGCCTTATCGGCTTGACCTAGTTGCGCCTGATAGGCTTGAGCATCTAAACCGCCCGACGCACCTTGCGCAGCGCGGTCATAGTTCGCACTACCGGCTAGGGTCTGCATAGTGTCAGCATTAGCGCGTCCACGAAGAACATCAGCAGAGTCGTCCGTTTTAGATGCGTCCCGCATCTTCTGAAGCAGGGGGTCATACTTCTCTTTGAAGTATCTGTTTTCTGCCAACGCTACAGCAGCAGATGCTTTTTCTGCTTCTGAAGGTTCGTAGTCTTTTTGTTTTGGTTTGCTACCCATTACACGTCTCTCGTATAAACAATGGTGTCTAGTTCCCAACCTTGTGAAAGTATGTAGTTCTTCAGCTCAGGTACTGCTGACCTAACTTCCATCTTCACAAAGCCTAAATCCCTTGCTTGCTGCCTAAAGAATTCTTGGTGTACTGCTACTAAGTTCATCCCTCGTTTCCAGGCCCAAGCTACCCAAATCAGCATCGTCCTCCGCCCAGTAAAAATGTCCGTCTCTCCTGTGGTTACGACCATGCCGTCTTTGGTTACCCACAGTTTTGCTGCTCCTTGCTTACACGCTAAGTACACGTCTGCTGCTGTGTACGTAAGCATCGGGTTGTCTTCTAAAATGTCGTTAATAGCCGGTGCAACCCAACTAATGTGCTCATCGATATCAGCTTCAACAGGGCTATCCGCGCTCTCTGCCATATCGATTACGTCTTGTTTTCCAAGCTCCTCCGACTCCACCATAATTGACTCTCCTAGCTACGCCTTCGTCAGCGTGTCGAGCACGACGTTCGGCTTTCGTAATAGCATCTGCAAATAAAGACCCGTAGATCTGCGCACCAGACAGGTCAGACCAGTCTCGACTAGGCATCCGCAGTAATCTGAACAAAGTGCCGTTGACGATAGCGTCGCGATACTCGTTCATGATGGATTCGTCGCAGGCAGTAGAAGTATGCGTAGGCTTCAGCTGCGCACGGATAATGGTGCTTGAGACCATAGTCACGTTAGGCGTTGGAACTAGCCAAACTAGAGCGGCGCTTTGCTGTACGTAATACTCTGGCGTACCGTAATGATCAGAGTCTCGCCACTTAGGAAGACGCTGTTCAAGAAGGTTTGTAGAGATTGGTTCAATGTCTTTGCCATCGAAAGTCGCCCACATGATCTTGTGGACAGCGGTGCCGTTAGGCGCTTCCAGATCGTACTCATAGACATTGGCTACTGTAGTAACTGGGTCTAGCTCCGCTTGGTATGCGCCTGTGCGCTCGCAGAACTCAATGGCAGCTGACCTGATGTTGCTCTCTATAAGCGTATCAGGACAGCCTGGAACCATTGGCAGTACTTCGGGGAGTAGCGTCTCGTAAGAAATCGCCATGCTTTACGCTCCCATTGGGGCTCTTCGTTCCATGTTCGGGTTAGTCACTGCATCAACCTGACCTTTACCAGTAACAGAGGCGGTAAATAGCTGGAAGTGACTAGAAGCACGCTGTTGGTTACCTGCGTATTCAGCATCCTTCATGTAAGCCATGTACAGCACATAGTTCATAATGGCGTTTGCAAAGATGTCGGGGATAGACAGGTTATCGGACTGAGTAACAGCGGCAGGATTAGCTGAATACACAATCTCTAAGTACGCGTTGCCTTGTACACCAGGATAGACATAGAAGTTTCTGGGGTTAGCTTCCTCGTAGATGTAGTGCTTTACGATATTGGTATGCGCTGCATCGCCTGACACAGTAGGGTCGTGCCAGTCTGGGGTTTGTCCGTTAAGAACCTCGGCATCAACAAGACGCACAGCGCGTTTACCGGTGCCGTTGCTTGCCGCAGACATATTACGGACAACTTTGAGAAGGCGGTTGCCTGTGGTGGGGATACTCTGCTTCGTGCCCGCCACAAGCGTAACAGTCTCGTTCTTTGCGGAGGCGTCAGGCTTTAACAGAGCAACTTCACGTTGCGCATCGTTTATCCAAAGTACCAGCTCAGCGACGACTGGCCATCTTACGCCTGTCGTGTCTTGGAGCACTGTCTGTACTCGGTCAATTACGCTCTGTACTGTCGTTGCCATTGTGTGTACCTATGAGTTGAGTATGGATTCCCAAGCTGCTTCTCGGGCATCGGAGTCGATCGTTTTGCCCATAGCTTTGTTTACTGCTGCAGCTTTGGGGTAGCCATCGGCTTTAAAATTCTTTGGGTCACCTTCATCCATCATCTTCTCGAGACAGGTGACTAGGTCTTCGTCGGGCTGAGCTGTTTCTATAGCAACTTCGTCAAACTCAGCTATTTCTGCTTTCTCTTCTTCGACATACTTGTCGTTGTATTCTTTCGCGCCCATTTGTATTGCTAACAGGCCAACTTCATCTGCTATTTCTCGTGGGACGCCTGCTTGGAATAGCACGGCAGTACCACCTAGAGTCGTTACTCGTAAATCCTGACTACTTACAATCTTCATGATTAATACCTATATAAAAAGAAAGCCCCCTCCGAAGAGGGGGCGATAGTCTTACTGTGCAGTATCTAGACAGATAACGCCGAAGTCCTGTACAGAGCCACTGATGTCGCTGTTGTACTTAGGCTTACGGAGACCGAAGATCTTGCCTACAGAGATACCTGACTGGTTGCCATAGTCGAAGGTGTCTTCAACCATTTCAGGCAGACCAATATCAGCCAGAGCTAGAGCCTGAGCACCACAGAACAGAGCACGTCCGCCAACTACGTTAGCTGCTGCGCCCCACTTGTAGCCAGGTGCGCCAGCGTTGCTAGAAGCGCCAGTAAGAGCGCCAGAAGTGTTAAACACATGGCGGAACTCGTGGATCATTACACCGTCAACCATCAACGATGAAGAACCAGCGAACAAGCTGTTAGAAGCACCACGTACACCAGCGTTACGAACGTTAGCAATGAAGTCAGCGTCTAACTTCAGGTCAGCCATTTGCTGTGGAGTAACAAACATGTGGAAAGTTTCTTGGTTACCAGCACCACGAACACCACGAATGTATTGATCTTTAGCATAAGCCTTCAGATTTACAATGTGCTTGTACTTCAGAGTGTCACCAGCTACCAAAGCAGTAGTGTCACCAGCAACGATGTCGTCGCCATCTACGCGACGGTGTCTTGCAGCAGTTGGAGCAGAAACGTCTGAAGCGAACTCCAGGTCAACAAGGTCGTGTCCAGCAGTACTTGAAGCTGTACGTAGACCGCCATTGTTCTTGTGAGTGTAAGCAACACCTGACAGAGTCAAGAATGCCAACTGGTCGCAGCGGTCAGCCATTGCATAAGCAAGTGCGTCGCGAGACTGCTCACGGAAGTTAACAACAGTTTTCTGATCGGTCATGCGGCCCGCGATGCGGTTAGCAAAACGCAGCTGGTCCAGCTCAATGGTGATGTCATACGCGCGGAGGGCTTCTTCATTGCCTTCCAGAGTATTGTCACCAGTGATACCGTCGCCAGTCATGTCAGCGAGCAGAGTGATGTTAGCTTTGGTTCCTTTCTGGTTCTTAGTCAGCTCAGTTACGCGCTGAACCATAGCGTTAGAACCTGTACCAGCGAACTGGTTGATGAAAGATTGGTTGCGAGCAACTTTCCAGAAGTCGCGGCTCCAAGTTTGGAGCTGGTCACCAGTCAAGGTGCCGAAATTAGTTAAAGCCATGATGGCCTCCTATTAAATTGACAAAATAATTTATGCGGCACATGCCGCCTTATCAGCCGACTTAAAGGAGCGGCTAATCCGTATTCCCGTATCGTGGGACGACGAACTAGCGCTTATTAACGAGGCGCGACCTCGGCAGGTTTAACGCCTTGTGCAGGCGAGGGGATACGTTTTTAACGGCTACGGGCCGACCCCATATCGTAGGGATGGACGTATATAGAATAATAGTATAGCTATTATTGCAATGCAACCACTATCTATGACGGGCTGTTTTCTTCGCTATCTTCTTAGGCTGCTTGCTGAACTGTTTACCTTTCTTAGTGTCTGCGCGCTTCTTAGCACTAGTCTTGGCATACTCTTTTTTGCTCAAAGACTCACGAGCCTTTTTAGGTAAGTACCGTTCTCCGGTTGCTTTCTTGCCTTGAGTACTATTCTTGCCAGACTTGGTGCCCCATTTCTCTTTAGTCCACTTCGACAGCGATTTTTGGGCCTTGGTTTTAGCGCCAGAGTAGCCGCCACCTGCTTTTTTATAGGCTTGCGTGGCAAGTTGAGCCTTCCTAGCACTCCATTGGCCAGCTTTCCCGCCTTTAGAACCCGCTTTTACACGGGCAACAATACGTTTCCAAAGTGCTTCGTTAGTTCTAGCCATTACACAGCTACCTCTAGTTCTGTTTCAATCCATACCTTAGCCCCGCAAGAAAGCGGTTTGTCTGGGCTGTATACAACGGTAGCTACAACTGCCCCGTCAGCAGTGAGGATCTCCGCTCTATTAACTTTTCGGTTAGTTTTGTAGTCTTTGACAGTCAGAACTGGCTCATTCGCGCCTTTGTTGTTAGCGCGTATGTTGTGCTGGTTAACGTGGATACGTGTTTTCATACATCACCACTTAACTTTGTTAGCCCAATAAGCCGCGCTCATTTTTCCTTTGGATATGTTGCGGCGATGGCGTGCCTTGAAGCTCGCACGCTTTTTCTTCATCTTTTCAGACTCACCTTTCTTGGGTTTGCCTGCAGTAGACGCGCCTTGCTCACCAAAACGGATGGTTTTGATCTTGTCTCCCTCTTTAGCCACCACAATGTGTGACTTTTTAGGGTGATTAGGCGTCCGCTTCGGCTTGTTGTAGCCCGAGACTCCTGCTCGGGCTAATCGTGAGTCTTTTTTGGCTGGCATAACCTACCTCTCTATAAAATATCGCCTCTTAGGCGCTTTAAAGTGGCTTCGGGGAGGGCGTCAAACTCTTCTTCGGTCATCGTAGAGAGGTCAATACCTTTCTCGCCGTGCGTCGAGCTGCTTTCACCAGGTAACTCAGGTGGTTGGGCTTCTGCAGCCTTTAATTTCTTACTAACTTGTGCTCGTTTTTTAGCCAGTTCGTCCGTTTTCTGCGCTTTTCCTGCCAAGCTCGGCGCTTCTCCCGCGACCTGATCTAAATCGTGGTCTTTTACAACGTATTTCACGGCTTTTGACAGGGCATCTACAGCTTCGTAGCCCTTCATAATGAACGCATCACGTAGTTCAACGACTTCGTTGGTGTAGTCCTCGTTAAATTCAGCAGAGTTAGCATTAAAAACGGGGTACGCCTCTTCCATAGCGTTAGCGGCTTGCTGCAGAGCGGTCATTTGACGGTCTTGGTTCACCGTCTGAGACATCTCTTGGCGCATTTCGTACTCTAATTGCTCGCGTTCGGCCTTTCGGATTTCTCTGCGGAGTGCGACAGCTTTCTCTGTCTCACCATCCAGTACCATGTTTTGGTACTCAACTTCTTTTGCATCGAAATCGTAAGATTCGGGCGCTTCTTCTGCTTTTTCATTGGCTGCATTTATCTCGTCTAGCTGTTTCTGTAGTGCTTTTTGTTTTGCAAGCACCTCATCTAGACGTGCTTTAGGAACCATTGGCTTCTTAGCAGGTTTTTCTTCAGCGACAGGCTCTTCTTCGGCCTCTGCCTCTACCTCATCTTCAACTTCGCCTTCGGTTTCGACCCCCTCGTCTTCGGCCACAGCCTCCTCGGATTCTTCGGCATCGGGTTCTTCTTCACTCTCTGCCACAGTCTCTTCTGTTTCAGCAACTTCTTCCTCTGCTTCTTCTGGGGTTTCAAAACTTAAGTCCAGCTGGGGCGAATCATCCTCTTCGGGGCGATCTGCTCCTGGCATTACATCGAACTCAAGCGCTTTTTCTTCGTTAGTGTCTTCTGGCTTACTCATCTAAGAACTCCTATCGTTCCTGGGGGTGTGTTGAAAAGCTGCTGTCGCCAACTTAGCGGCAGCGCTAGTCTGAGATTGGTTCTCTCGAATTTGATTAGTGGCAGAAGACAACTCTCTTCGTAGCTCCAACTGCTCCTGATTCATTTGAATCTTCGCCTGAAGTTCCGCCATACGTATCTGAGGATCTACATCAGTGGTGTCTTGTACCTTCGCGATGTTCAGCGCAGCTTCAGACTGCAGTTTCTGAACTTCGGCCTCCTGTTTGGCGATCTCAAGCTGCAGCTGCATCATCTGTATCTGCTGCTGCTGTGCCATTGCTTCTGCCTGCTCTGGTGTAGGCGGCTCTTGGCCAGTCAGCGTTCTGATACGTTTTGCTAGCTCGCCCTTCTTCGCAAGATGGCTGTACTCAACAATAGCGTCGTCTGGGACTGCAACGCCGACCTGACGTAGGCTGATGGCTTCTGCAAACTGGACTTCGTCGAAGCTGTCACGAGCTGGTGCTGTCGCCACGATAACGTCGTACTCACCAAGCGTTAGATCGTTTATTACCTGACCTTCTGGAGTCTCTTGGTTAATGATCATCTCTTCGCGCGGTTGCAGAGGGTCGGACTCGTTGGTTACCTGAATAACACGCTGTTCGGTGTAAAAGGTCTGAATCAGGTTGAGAATGTGTTCTGCAAGGTACTGCCGCGCCTTACGCAAGTTATCCAATGGCACTTGAATCATTACCGCGCCACGGTTCTGCTTGGCCTGGATAGCAATACCTGATACTTCGGCGCTATCTGTACCCAACATAGAGTCGTTTACGCCAGATATAGTTTTAATATTCAGAGCTGCTTTCTGCGCTATCCGGTCGAGACCTGTTGGGATCTGATTAGCGCCAATCTTCTGTGGGGGTGTAGTACCACGGGCGTACTCTAGAACGAGTCCGGTCTCTGCACCGTGCTCCTCGAGGTCGTCTGCAGTCATACCGACCAGTGAGCCTGATTCAACCATCCAGCCGCTATTAGCTGTGGTATTAACTATATGCAGTTCTTGAGATGCAATCTTGTTCAACTGCTCCTGTGGAGACAGCAGATTACGAACCACGCCAAATGGACGGCCTCTGCGGAAGTAGCAGAAGAAAGGAACAATGGTGAACTGGTTGTAGGGAGACCAGTCGTCATGCAAGACAACCTGATCACAGGTTACTGTCCAACGAATCTTGCGGATAACTTTACTAATGAGGGTGAGGTTATATTCCTTAGCGAACTTCTTACATTTACGCTCGTTCCACTCGTCGGGACACTGTCGCTGATCACCTGTATCGGGGTCGACGAAGAAAGATGCGCGGCTTAGCTTCTTGTGCTGGCGCTCGATGACGCGCAGCGACTTCACGTTACGGTACTCGTCGTCACCAGGGATAGAATCACCGAAGTATTCGTTAGAGTTTTCAGTGTCTCCGAAGCGGGTCTCGTGGTACTCGACAGAGTCTGCACCGAAAGTCATGCCGTTCTCTGCTACAAAAAGTAAGCGGTCTGCCTTTTGCTTGCCGTACAGCTCCTCAATCTCGTCGAGGGTCATCCATTTGGTTTCGAACACCTCGTTCCAGGTCTTAGGATCGGCGTCCTTAGCGTCTGGATCGATGAGTATGTCTAGCGGATCTTTGGCCGTGACTCGGACTTCGCCTTCAACATGGTCGCTGAAGTCCATACGGACATCGAAGTACCCACGCCCGTCCATGATCAGGCCATCACTGAATACCTGCTGCTCAACCCAGTCCAACTTGTTGTTTTCTGCGATCTGCATGTAGAGCTTGGTCAGTGTATGCGCGACATCTGCGTCGCCACCGCGACGGGGTTTGAACTGGATGTCTGCTCGGCGGGTGGACTGCTCGCCCAAGATAGTATTAACAGTAGGCAGAATTGTATTAATAGTAAGAGCAGGACGGCCTTCGTTCTCTAGTTGAGCTTCGTCTTCTTGGTCCCACTGTTCGCCACGGTAGTAGTCGTCGCAACGTTGCGCCATCCATACGTATTCAAGATGCCCGTTGTCACGTGCTCGCTCGTAACGTGCCCACTGTGAATTCGTTATCTCTTGTTCCTTCTCAGGACTGATCTTCGTTGCTTTAGCCATTGTTATGCGCTCATTGCCGATTTGGTGCGATCACCTTTTAGTAATCCAGGGAGCCTGTCTCGCCAGGAAGGAATGTGTTGGACCGATTCAACGAAAGTGCTGAACTCGGTCATCATCAAACCTATCCACGCCAGGGCATCCACCTGGTCGTCGTGTACCCCGTTTGGAAAGCGCAATAACTCTGCTACCAGAGGGCCGGTAAAATTTGCATCTCTTGGCAGGAATACCATCCCCTGCTGCATCCGACCTTGGATTGCTCTGGCACGTGCTTCTTTATCCCTGCGGCCAGTCTTCAGATCTTTAAAATACGCTTCGTAGAGCCCGCGCTCACGAACGCGCTTCTCGAGGAACGGCCCGAGGGCCATCTCGATGTGTCCTTTCTCAATACCAATAATCGAGGGCTTCCACACCTCGTAGAGATCTAATATCTGCTCAACCAACTCGAAACCGTCGAACCGGCCCCGAACCATGTCGACGACATACATCTCGTCGTACTCGTCTACACCAACCACAATGCCGACGGTGTAGTCATTCCGATCGTTCTTACCGATCGCCAAGTCCCAGGCGCAGTAAAATTTCATACGGTCGTGATCTATTTCGTCACGGTCGTAGTACTGAATCATGTCCCTGGTGAAGTAATCACCGTCGTCGGCTACAGGATTCTGCTGATACAGGGCCGACCAATCTCTCGGTCCCACTGCCTTTTCGATTCTAGCGAGAGCGTCTTCGTCATAGCGCTCACGGTGCAGGGCTTCTCCAGCTTTTCGAAACTCTTCGTCAACCTCTGCTCTAGCTGGGTAATTAACGACTTCCCACTGCTCGCCGTTATCTGCTGCTGCTTTAAGTAATCTCCCCGCAAGGTCATCATCGTGCCAGCGAGTAAGAATAACCAACACACCCCCACCAGGAGCGAGACGTGTGTACGCCGTAGATGTATACCAGTCCCAAGTACTCTCACGTGCGTTTGCGGATTCGGCGTCGTCACGGTTCTTTACCGGATCATCAATGACAAGGATATGAGCACCCTTACCAGTAATACC